TTCTTTGGTTTTGAAAGACAGCTTGTAAAGCACCACTCATGTCAAACCACTCCCTGAGATTAGCCATTCAGTTGATGTAATTTTTATTGCTGTTGCAGACCCATACCGAGCCAATGTTCGTGAGCCTGTTGTTCCTGCTGGGGATAAAGTCAATGTGTCTGTGGTGATGGAAATCGTGACGTTTGCCACGGCCATGTTTATAAAGGTAATAGCTGTACCGATTGGATAGGCTACAGAGCTATTGGCAGGGATCGTGAATGTCCGAGCGTTGTTGTCACCAACTGGGTGAAAGATATGTTTACCAGCATCAGCAAGAACTAATGTGTAAGCAGCGGATTGGCTGTTCTGTGGAATGTTTCTAAATCCAACAGAATCTGTGCCATCAACAGTACAGTTACTTAAATTTCCAGATGTAGGAGTTCCTAATAAAGGAGTTACAAGTGTTGGACTTGTAGCAAATACATTTGCACCACTACCAGTTTCATCTGTTAAAGCAGCAGCTAAATTGGCGCTTGATGGAGTTGCCAAGAAAGTGGCTATATTAGTTCCAAGTCCTGACACACCTGTTGAAATAGGCAAACCAGTTGCATTAGTTAATGTTCCTGAAGATGGTGTACCCAATGCGCCACCAGGGGCTACATAATCTGTACCCGCAGTAGCAGCAGATAATGCCGTTCCATTGCCTTTTAAAACACCCGTTATAGATGTTGACAAAGTAATAGCTGGAGTTGTTGTCGAATTGGCTACTGTTCCTGCCAAACCATTAGCCGAAACAACAGAAACACTTGTAACTGTTCCACTTCCAGAAGGTGAAGCCCATGTACCATCGCCTCGCCAAAATGTTGAAGATGATGCTGAAGTTCCTGAATTTAGATTGGTAACAGGAAGATTACCTGTTACACCAGTAGATAAAGGCAAGCCAGTTGCGTTTGTCAATGTGGCGCTAGTAGGTGTTCCAAGAATAGGAGTAACAAGAGTAGGTGAGGTAGCAAATACAGCAGAGCCTGTTCCTGTTTCATCAGTCAATGCACCCAAAAGGTTAGCAGAACTAAATGAACCTAGTGAGGTTGCATTTCCTACAGAAGTAATTGCACCAGTTAAGTTAGCATTTGTTGTTACATTACCTGCCGTCAAACCAGAGGCAGTACCCGTGATATTTGTGCCTACTAAAGCGGATGGAGTTCCTAAAGCAGGAGTCACCAGAGTGGGACTATTGGCAAACACCAACGCACCAGTTCCTGTTTCATCAGATACAGCCGCAAGTCAATTAGCAGATGATGGAGTCCCTAAGAACGTAGCTACACCAGTACCCAATGAAGTAATGCCCGTACCACCATTTGCCACAGGAAGAGTTCCTGTAACGCCAGTAGTCAATGGCAATCCTGTTAGGTTGGTAGCCGTACCAGAAGCAGGAGTTCCCAATGCGGGAGTCACTAGAGTAGGACTGTTTGACAACACTACTGAGCCTGTGCCAGTAGATGAAGTTACACCTGTACCACCATTAGCAACTGCTAGAGTTCCTGTGATGTCAGAAGTAGATAGAGTTACTGCATCCCAAGAAGCATTAGTGCCATCAGTCTGAAGGTACTTGTTTGCGTTACTTGTTTGGCTAGGCAAAAGGTTATTCAGAGCAGCAGTAGCAGTAGAAGCACCTGTACCGCCATCAGCAATCGCTAAGTCTGTGATACCTGTGATTGAACCACCAGTAATTGCGGCAGAAGCATTGTCTGTTTTAGTTGCAACAGCAGTCTGAATGTTGTTAAATTCAGTATCAATCTCAGTACCCTTAACAATCTTTAATGGATTGCCAGGCGACAGATTGTCTTTTGTTGCAAAGTTTGTGGTTTTGGTGTAATTTGACATGGTTTACCTCTTAGCCCATTTTGCCATCTTTGGCTTGAATTTCAATTTTTTGCAATGAAAAAGAAACACCCTTAATGGTTGTTTCATAACCTGTCTGGACAATCTTTCCTGCACCAGAAGCATTTGCAGTTAGTGTTTTAATTGGAACACCACTTGTGTATTCGGCAATGTTGTATTCAGCAGTACCATACTCATAACTGGTTTGTGATGGGATATATACATTCTCTGCACGATAAGCACCAGAGTAGTCAAATCCCCAATTAATAGTCAAAAACTGATCTGATCCACCAATCACAATGGCAGTCACGTTCTTCAAAATAGAAATCTGATTAGGATTTCCCAAGTCAGCATTGTTTGTGTAGTACGCAAATCGATACGTTAATGTGTCATCAAGATAAGTTCCATACTTGCCAATGTACCCATTCTTGCCAATGTATAAGTCACCATTTCTAAGTGAACGCAAAGCAGTTGGAGCAATAGAGTCCCACTTCGTTACACGGGAAGCCCCATCTTGCAATGATTGTTTGGTATCGAAACAATAAACTTGGAAGGATGCAGGTAAAACAAGTAGATAAAAGGCTTCTTTTTCTGAGTAGACAGACTTTAGATTAGCCAATGTCTCGCTTGCCAATGCTGAATTTAGGTCAAAACGAACATTTTTAGACAAGTCTCGCAAAGGAGCAGACTTCTCTTGAATAGTCCTCATCAATGAACGAACACCTGAGTCTGATAAGAAAACAACGTCAGAGCCAATACTTTGTATGGTATCCCTAGCAATACACCCAATAGAGCCTACTGTGTCGCTCAGAACAAGAGATGCGGGTGTAGAAGCACCAGAATAGACAAGAATCTGTCGTTTACCAAAGATAAACAAGAAATCATTGTGCGCTGCCAAGCCCATAACTTCATCAGCACCATTAGGCCAGACCCGTGATACATCTAGTGAGCCAGAAGTACCACCACCCCAAACATGACCTGCAATCAGGTCAGAGAAGCTGATAGTCACCTTATCTGTAGAAGTATTAGCCACCCAAAGACGACCAAAAGCAGAGATAGCGATGTTGGCTTGAGGAACTGTAGCTACATAACCAGACTTCTCAGAAACTCTGCGATAAGTAGTTGTACTTACTGCGGGGTCATAAATCAAAGGATCGTGACCAGTTTGGAAGAAGTATGCAATACCATTCAAAGAGGCAGTCTGCCAGTTAGATGCCGTAATGGTAGGAGCAGAACCGCCACCACCATAGGTCAACTCAGTCACCGCATTAGCAGTACCGAGCTTGAATATCTTGTTGTTGCCAGCAAATAGAACTGTAAGAGTCCCGTCAGTCTGGACTAACTCATGGATAACACCAACATCGTTAGCGCCTAGATTGCCAGAGGAAGAGTTTACCCTTGACCAACCTTTTCTAGCACCAATACGACCATACTGATCCAAGATGCAGTTAGTCGCAACCAAAGCAAAGCCAGCCCCTAAATCAAGGGGAGAATCTTCAGTATTCAGGCCATAAAAGCCTGGTGCTGAAAGACTGTAACTTTGGAGTGCTGATGCCATTAGACCGCCACAAAGTTGTCTTCAGGATAACGAGTGCTTTCCATCGCAATAGCGTCAGATAGCATTCCTCTAAACAAAGCATAAGCCTCGGCAGAGTTTGTTCCACCATCTTCACCACGCTCAATCAAGGCACGAGCATAGGCACTTTGAGTCACTAAATAGTCCAAAACCTTGACAGATGTGCCATCAGCAGACAAAGCAGCCTGTGGGATAGTCAGGTCAAACAACAGAGTAAAAGCACCAGAAGGAACAGGGAACAGGTCAACCTTTGTGTCTCCACTACCATCTACACCGCTAAAGCAGAACTCTGAAGGAATAGATTGTGAAGGCGCACCAAGGTTTAGTTTGCGGTTCATGTCCACAAACTCAATGTTCCGAAGACCAATCAAACTGGTTGTGTTCAGAGCATCATTGACACGGAACTTCTGTCCCGCACCTGTCAAAGCATAGGAACTTGTACCACTAGTAGTTGTTACTGTAATTGTTTGAGCAAGGCAATTCCAGTTGTAAGAGTCTTCAATCTGACGTTTAGCATCATTGACAAACTTGCCAATCAAAGAAGAATAGGTTGTTTCGCCAACAGTAGATACTGTGCTTTCACGCAAGCGAACTAACACATCGTTAACAAGTTCTAAGTAGGTCATGTTCGTTGCGCTCCCTGAACCTCAAATGTTGCAATAAAACTAAAGGAACTAGCCGCTTCAGT